TTAATGTCGTTGTCTAGTTCTTCAACATTTACTTGTCCTGATTTGGTGTCAACAAGGACTTTTAAACTTACTACTTTATCTGCCATTACAATCTGTTTATTCTATAGTATATTATTATTTTTACAACATTGGTGTCACCATCAGCCACGTCTGCACTTGTTGTTAGTGTTAAACCCTCCCCCATATCCATCTCGTGTGCTGTAGTTCCTAAGATATAAGCATCTGCAACGGCATTAAATAGTCCTGTTGTTATTCGGCCTACCCAATTGTTTGACGTTGTTGTTTCTATTGACAATGTAGGATTGCCCGCTGCCCATGCCTCGTTAAAATCTAATGTACAATACATCCTATCGATTTCGTAGTATTCGGATGGGTCACACGCTGGTAGTATTTCAATTGGCGTGGTATTTAAGTCGCCAGCCTGAGTTCCTGTTATGGTTATCTCTACTTTAGTCCATGCCCACAAATCATTTATGATAGTAGCACCCTCTCTCCATTCATGGTAATCATTGCAACCTATCATTGTTACTTTGTCCGCTGCAATATAATTACCATCACCACCTAAAACATTCACATTTTTAAACACGAATGCGCTTCTGTTATTGTCCCCTACCAATACACCACCGCCTCCCGTGTTACCGTCTCCGTATGTCGTACCATTTCCCGCTTGAACACCACCGCCTCCTTTAAAAACATCTACTAATATATTGGGGAACTTTTCGTCTGTAGGGAACAACTTCTCACCGCCTCTCCATACCTCGCTTGTTGGCGAGAACGCTGCACTAGGATTTACCTTTAAAAATGTACACTTAGTCGTTTCTTTACCATCAACAGCATAATCTGTCACTTCCAGTAATCTGTAGTAAGCCTCTTTTATGTAATAGGTTTTTCTAAATGATAGGTCATTGAACTTATACTTTAAATCTAAGTAGCATGTTATTACCTTGCTATTCTTGTCGGTTATTTCTGAAATGTACCTACTCCAGTATTTATTGAATAGATTGTTGTTAGTGTAGTATTGACCCGTTGAACTCCCAAAAGTAACACCATAATAAATACCTCTAGGTACACCGAATGATAAATCTAATGTAGGTGTATAAGGGTCGTCTAGATGTCCGCAATAAGGATAAGAAGTATATGTTGTTGCAGCGGGTAGTGTTTGGTATAATTGCCAACTTTTGGCGGTTGTTTTTAACCCACCCCAATACAAAGACCTCATATTTGCTTTGCCCGCCTTTATAACACCGTTTTGGTCTGTGAATACTATATTAGGCAATATCCTATCGTTAGATTTTTGATTCGTTGATGGTGTTATTGATTGGATAGGTTCAATTGTGTAGGTTTCTGTTAAGAAATCATTTATTATATCCTTCTTTTCAGTGCCAAACACCTCATCAAATGATTGCTCATATTTTTGGTTAATGTAGTCTTTATCTGATTTGTAGTTAAATTGATACCTTTTACCCTGAAGCATTGCCATTGGTATAATGTCAAACTCTTTGGACGTATCTAAGTAATCAGTTAAGTCGTCTGAACCCGTAAAAAACGTATCGTAAGGCTCTATTATTAAGTTAGTGGGGTTTTCTTTATCTATCTCAACAAATAGGTTAAATCGCTTGAATAAAGACATTAGATAGTCTTTCTGCGTTATATCTATTGGTACGGTTTGGTTCATTGGTATAGCTTCACCAACCGCAATAGATGGATTGACATTAATGGTAAACTTAGCGCCTGTACTTATTGAGAAATCAAAGTCTTGCCATTGTTGCCAATTTGAAAAAGGCTGCCAATAAACCTCCGCTCCCATAACAGAAATATAAATATCTTCTCCTACTTCTAATTGATGCTCGTTTGTACTAAACTGGAATGTGTTTGGTGTTGATATATTGGTAGGGTAGACGTTTGTTCCGCCCGCGAATGCATCCCATTCAACCCTTATTGTTTCAAGAACAGAATATGTGCTACCATCGTATTTTACTACAGCCAATTTCATAGCCACATTGTTCCCATTTGGGTCGTCAGTACAGTAGAAAAATCTGTTGATGGCTGTTAAAGTAATAGTCATTTCACCACGAAAAGAATATCTACCATTATTGTTTACTGTCCAAACACCAGTACCAGTATTGTAATCGTTGCCTAGTGTATTAAAATTGTCTCCCGTTGAGTCATCCTGAAAGATAACGGTATCGTATGAACTAACTATTGCGGGTGTTGTTGTTATTGTTCCCGTTTGAGCCGTTGTGATACGTTCTACATAGAATATTCTATCCGCTATGTCCTCCTCACTCATAACTATGCCAGCACCAGTATAAGGTACTATAAGCCGTTTAAAGAACTCGCTATCAAAGAACTCACTTGTATAAGTAAACCCCACTGTTGAGAATATCTTGTCTAAGTATTCCTTTTCAAATATAGCTGGGAAGAACTGTCCTACACTCCATAAGTCGTACTGTGGTGACAACCCATAATCAATCATTGGATAAACATAACCTTCTCCCAATGTTGGTGTCCATGATGCAGCTACATTGGTGTTGTTCCATGTGTGGTCTAAGCTACTAAAATCTAAGTCGGTTAGTTTTGCATTCCCTATCTTGTTGAATATATCAAACGTAACACCGTACACCGTAACAAAAAAAATAATATTGTTAAAGTCATCCTTTTTAATGTTGGTTAGTTGACCGTACCCCTCTAGGTATGTCACTCCATCAACGTCAATACGTGCAGAAAATTTAAGATTAGGGTTAAAGTCTGTATTAAAATTGGTAGTGGTTGAATTTTGTATATCAATATTAACCTCATAGATATAACCGAATAATGCTGATGTTGCCGCAGAATAAGGTATCATAATAGATTTGGTGTAGTCTGACCATATCTGATTGACATTGTTAATGTCGTAACTCTTACGGGTTATTCTAGGTACTATTTCCTCAATGAAGGGTACTAATACGTTGTTTAGATAAAGTCCTACCATTGTTGCAAAGTATTACTCATGTCAATTTCAAATGTCAACCCTAAAGAGATAATTCTATCTACTCTATTTGTTTTGCCCTCATAATCGGTATTGACGACATTTACCGCTCTCCATACCCCGCTATCATTCCAAAATACATTAGGAGAGGTTATTAAGTCCTCTAGCCCTTCGTATTCCATTTGTGACATAATATCACTATTTACGGAATATTGCTCAATGACGCTCGTATTGTATTGCTTCTTACGCCTTGCATAGGCATCGTTGACAATAGTACTTCCTGATATACGCCTACTAACATCGTTCTTTAAGAACTTCTTATCCGTTTGGACGCTTCGTTTAAATTTGCCGTTAAAAATCCACGTGTCCCAACCACCCATACGATTAAGCCACATTAACTCGTAAGAAGAACCCCATTTAGGATTAGTACACCTGTCTATCTTAAACATGTAAGCCTTAGTATTTACGTATCCAGTAGGTATTGACGAATAGCATTGTATGTAAACAGCATCTTCGACATCTCCATAACTAAAACCGTAATCCGAAACTAACGAACTAGGTGTTATCCTCCAATCACATCTATAAGGTTTTCCCGCAACGGCTGCACTGTTTAATTGTGCTGAATCAATTAAAGTATAAGATGAATCAAACAAGGCAATATTCAACGTAGCTACTCCAGTAACTTGACTAATCAAAGAACATAGGTAAACGGATTGATTATAGTTTATTGTTCTGAAAGGAGTTGAACCGTTGATTGTATTAAATGTTGTTATAGGGGCAAAAATGTCACGCTCTGCATGGTTCTCGAAATTAGTAAGATACTTCTTGTTTTGTCCCGCTATGCCTACATAATTTCTATAGTTGTTATTTTGCCAATCCTTATAACGAAAATCTCCATGCCATGCTGGGAAGGTAGCACCCGAAGCAGAAGCACCACTTAATGCGGGTGTTATCCCGTAGTACTCTCTAAATACCGCTCTCCATTGTTTTAATTCGGTTAAAGTATTTGCCGTTCCAGATGTTAAGAAATACGGATACCCTTCAAAATCCTTAGACCTTACAATTGAGGATATGTCTATAATGGCTTTTGTAGTCCCGTATTCAATAGGCTTTTTTATAGTAGCTACCAAACTGTTAGCACCCGCAACATCGTAATATATTAAACAGTTCACCTTAAAATTAGGTTGTGTAGAGTTGTCGCTATTGACTAAGTATTCAATAGGGTTGTGAGACGGACTGAATACGAATGAACTATTAGGGTCTTGATTTATTGTGAGTGCCATACATAGTAATATAACTATGCGTGGTGTTGTTAAGATGCGGGTGTGATTCTATATCATATTTGTACTTATGGCCATATTAGAAGTATTTGCTGCAGAATGTGGCTGGTAGCGATATGTTATAAGGCATTTAAAAAGAGTCCATCAATTTTCGCAACTCGTTTTCTTCCCTATGCTTTCTGTTTTGTATAGCGTCAGCCGTTATAACTATTTCCACAAAAATAACCACAAAACCATTCCAAAAAACCACTATTTGTAATTTAGAATGATTTTAAATTACACGGGTGTTGGCGAATGGTCAACAAAATTAATACTCATCTTTTCTATTGTGGCCGCCCCGAATAGGTTAATCATTGTATCGGAGAACTTAATCAACCATTTGTCATTTATAACACTTGAGTAATAAGGCACTCCTTCAATGCCATTCATTTTGATACCTACCCCAATAATGTACGCTAAGGAGTTTAAACTCTTTTCGGTTATTGGTAATCGTTTCCCATCCTTTGAACGCGGAACAATGCCCCTATTCAACATGAATTGCCTTACGGACGCTAATGGTGGGGGTGTTGCCTTACGGAACGAATAAGGACTGTTTCTATTAACCTTTAACCCATTAACACCCTTATCAATGAAATCGTAATACTTCGGCATGTAAAGGTCTATTTCAATAACACCATCCTTATCGGTTATCTTGTAAAGTGGTGCATCCTTAGCGATTGACTGAGCGGTAACCCCTGAGCCGTATCTATTACGGCCTTTACTATCAACCATCTTTGCCATGTTCTGGGATATATCTCTTATAGTATCCTCAAATAATGTCGATAACGGTGTTAAATCTAGCTCCTCCATGCTTGTAATATAAGATGCACTATTTATGTTTTGTTTTCGTACTGAGCGAATGAGACTAACTATCTATTTATCAAAGGTTTGCAAAATAGCGTTATTTTATTTATTCTTAGCGTCTCTTCTGTCCTCATACTCCCCTTTAGCAATATGGAACGTCATCATATTTAAGGCTCTGTATAAGGGTATTTCTTCGGCTTGTTCCCACCGAAGATAGTCGCCACCCGATAATATATCAAACCAATTCTGCCACGTATAGTTTCTAAGAAATGGGTCAAGCGTTCCCGCCTCTTCAACCTCCGTATTGTCCTCTCCAAATATAACAACATATTTCTTTCGTAAATCTCGCAATAGGCCAAAAAAAAACCGTTTAACCCTATTGCATATGAGGCTAACATATTCTCGTATATTATTTGGGAACGTTCTTCAAATGGTAGTGGTGATTGCCATAACTTAGCAATTATCTTTGGTAGGTTCTTGTCAGCACCTTGTTTTATTAGTTCCATGAAGTCGGCAAAGTCACCAATGGTTAAATCCCTAAGGTCTAATATTATCTTATAGTCCTGAAACTTAGTAGGTATAACTGGTTTAATATCTTGCTCAATACCTTTATACTTTTTATAGATATTGTGATACTCTCTCCCCGTTAAAGACATCAACTCTTCAACAGTGCTACCCTCTAAGTATGCCACCTTTGCAACACCCCTTTCAATAGGTAGCGTGAACTCATCTCTATAAGAGTTCATCTCTTGGTATTGTTTGATTGTCAGTTTATCGTATATCGTATTTCCCATAGTTTCTTCTTGATGTCATTGTATAGACGTATCTCTTAGCGTCAATAGCATGGTTGTTTATTTCAATAGGTACATTTAAAGAGACTCCATTCTTGTCTGTCATCCATACATAACCACGTTCTTCTTTGATTAGATTGGTTGAACGTTCTGTTATATAAAATGTATCTAGTTGTTGTATTGCCTGAATGCCATGTACTACAGAGTCTTTACCCTTCTCGCATGGCACTGCTTTAATACCGTATGTCTTGAGTTCCGCAATAGATTTAGGTTCAGCACTATCGCATACAACAAGGCACTTAAATGGCTTTAAAACATCTGCTATATCTTTGTTAGACATTTCCTTCTTGTAACATAATTCGTCAAAGTAATACTTCCCATCCATATAGTATTCCGCTATTATTGCCGTTGGGTCGTTTGTGTATCCAAAATCGACACCTATCCCTTTGAGTATTGCCTCTTTAGGTATCTCTTTGCATTGTTTCCAATTGGTAAAGATAGTGCCCAATATTGAACCAATTTCCCCTAGACCATAGACACGCCACCAATTATCCCAATACGTACTGAATGGTGCTTTGTCTCTAGCTTTTTCTATTTCTTTTACTATTGATTCGTTTAACCCCTCATTGTCTTTGTAGGTTAATATTATATAGTCCGCGTCTTCGTCGCCTACAATTTCAGTATGTGCCCAAAATTCGCTTGTAGGGTTGAAATCCAACCAAATGTATTTTGATGTTCGTATTGATAGTTGGTGGTACGCCTCCCAATTTATATTGTTGCACTCATTTATGTATAAGATATGTCTCCTTGCTCCTCTTAGCTTTTGTTCTTGGTCTGCGGAAAAGAACTCAATATAGCTACCATTCTCAAATGTGTAAGTCAATAGGGTTCTATTCCATAAAGGTTCTTTATAGCGTTGAGTCCAATGCAGGATTTTAAGAAAGTCTTTAATTGCACCACGCCTTAAATGTGGTATTGATTCTGACACTATAGATATCTCCGTGTTTGGATTCTTTGTTGCATAGTCTATCAATATAGGAATAATGCCAAATGTCTTTCCAGCACTTGTTCCGCCTTGAACTACCTTAATACGCTTTTTTAGCTTAAGTAGTCTATTTATCGCTGTTGTCCGTAGGAACATCTGGAAACAATGGTGGTGTTTGAATTATGGTTTGTTCAATGTCTAACTTGTCACCGTATTTCTTGGGCTTAAGTTTAGAGGCTATCCATTTACGTGTCTCGATTCTAAGCCTATCCCTTTGAACTACATTCGCACCCGTGAACGCTGTGTGGTCTTCTTCTGTGTGTTCTGAGATGTCTAACATATCTTCTACAAGATAGTCTGCCTGTTCCTCTTTCGCACGTGCGTATTGTGCTAAAAAGTCTTTGTCTGTATTTAACCAATTCAAAATTGAAGACACCTCAACACCTACTTCTCTGGCAACAGTTCTTAAAGATTTGTGACTTGTAGAAATCAATGTACATATCTGATTTGCTATATCTGAATTATATTTTGTTGGTCTTCCCATTTTCATAACTACATCTTCTTAATTATAACTTCTATTTGATACTCCCCATTGCCATGCTCTTCTGGCTTATCCATGTTGGTGCATGTGTTAATAGTTCTTTGTTCGATTATTGCAAATGAGTTTTTTTCTCCTAAAGCCTCTTTTACTAATCCTATTAAAGAAAACGTGTTAGGCGGTTCTGATTTATCTAACGTCAAGAAAAACTTATGGTCTGCATTCCATTTACTAGGTAATGTTTTCTTTCTTTCGTAGCTATCTCTGTCAGGAGCGCAAATTATTAAATACCCTCCTTTTTTAGTTATTCTAAACCAATTTCTTATTGCGGTGATTGCGTCGTTAAGGTGTTCTATTAAATGGGAAGTGTAAACGGTTTTATAGGAGTTGTCTTTTACCCCTTCCATTAGTTCAGCGTTTCCGTTGTCTTTATCCCATGTATCACAATCGGGTGTTAATGGGTCTGCCCCATCGTAAGTATCTATCCTTCCAACACCTATGTCAATAATAGGTTCTTTTACGAAATCCTTAAAGAATCCTTCTTCTAGTCTTCTTTTGTATGCTTTTCTAGTTTCTGCCATAATTAAATAATTTATAAATAATCAACCCCAAAGTCCCAAAACATATTGGAATCCAAAACGGAGACAAAACCCATAACCACAACCAATCAACAACCATAAATAACTTTAACACTATAAATACAATACCCACTAAAATGGGAATATTGTAAATGTTTGGGAATGGTGTTTCTATCTTTTCTTTCATTGCGGCAATATCAATTCAATTGCTTGTTTAAGTTTCTGTTCATTGTTCACCTGATAGAAGACACCCCCCGAAGGGATAACATTAGGAGCGTGTTTGTAGACTTCTAATATTCTAGGCTTCTTCATAAGTTCTGCTATTGCGAACATCATTGATTGATTGCCTATAAATAATGCAGAGTTTCGTATTAGCTTCCATGCTATGTAGAAATCGCTTACTATGTATCTTGTTGCCTTTGGCACTCTAAGTTTGAAGTCTTCAAATTCGTCATCCATTCCTACAAAGATAATACCTTTATCTAATTCATTCAAACACTTATACCTTACGTCTGCATTTCTATATCTAAATGTCCTATTAACAACTATGTAATCGCTGTGATTTTCTATGTTTGGTTGGTTAGCGTATAATTGTTGCGAAGTGTCTGAGGTTAATTCGGGGAACGTTTCAAAATACCAGTTAGTTATTGAGCCTCTTCCTAAGTCGATGTTATCGTGTCTAAACATATCTAAATCGTAATCAATAGCCTCACCGTTATACACCTTTACATCCTTAATAAATGGATGGTATAGTAGTAATGGTCTTAGCATGTCAAACATTGCCTGATTTAACATAACATCCCCTAATGGGTGAACATTAGCACCATAATACCCTTTTTGATTTAGGTGTAAGTATAGTATTGCTGGTTCGTTTATGCAATACAACGAGTAAAGCACATCACCTGCGTTACCGCTATGCTTGAATGTTTTCATCTCTTATTACTTTTTTAATACAACTTGCAAAACATGAACCACATGAAGTATTGACGTTGTCTCTATACTTCTGTTGGTAATAGCTTTTAAATTCTCTAGCCTCTTCTGCATTCATATTGATGACATCCGAGCGCATGAATTGTTTTATTTTTATTAATACGTTATCGCTTAGCATACATGTCTATTAAACATTGAACTCTTTGTTCGTTAACTCTGTTTATCAGGTAGTTTTTTTGAACGGTTTCATTTAATTTGAACCTTAAGTCATCTTGCCACTGTTGGTTAGATAACAAGCCTTTTATTTTGATTTTCCAATCCTCTTTTGTTCGGGCATAAAGTCCGTTAACATCCTCTTTTATTATTCTTGTGTAAGGGTGCACCATTGAAGATATAACGGGCTTTTGAAACCACCCCGCTTCTATAATCTTTAGTTCCGATTTCATTCTATTGAACTTATTGTTCAGAAGTGGCGTTACACATATTCCTTTGTTATGATAATTAAAGGCATACCTATCTACATGGGTAATATGTTCGTATTCGTAATTGTCTTTGTTAAACAATTTCAAATAGTTATTCCAAATTTCACTATCGTAGTAACCCCCTAATGTAAATTTATAATCAATCAATCCCTTAAACGAACCCTCTAACAATTTTAAATCATGGTAGTGTGTTGAACCACCTTGCCAAAATACATTCTCATAGTCATATTTAAGGTCGTCTAAGCTAAATTGTGGCTCTTGTGGGTCTATTCCATTAGGGGCAATATAAACATGTTTAGTTGGTCTTATTTTACCTATTTCGGCACGTAATGAACCGTGAGTTGTTATAACCGCGTCTGCCGCAAATATTTGGTCTTCAATACACCTACTTAAACCACTTTGTATTGATAATTTGTAATTTGGGTGATGTTTTGGCAAATGCCAGTAGTCGTCTATATCTATTACTATCTTTACGCCAGCGGCCTTTAACATGGCAAAGATAGGTCTAGGATTTAGGGTTGCGGATATGTTGCGTGAATAAACAACTATGTCAATTTGTTGTTGCTTAAGGAAGTCAACCGTTACATCCTCTAAATGATTCTTTGAAAATATTTTAATTTCATCAAATGATTTGCCTATGTGTGCAAATGGGACTATCAATCTATGATAGTCAACCGAATGAACTCCTTCATGAACTACTATTACCCGCATTTTTGTTTTATTTTTTTTCTTACTTTGTCAACTGTTGTTTTTACGGATGTAAATTGTATCCCCGTTGCTTTCTCTACTTTTCTAAGTGAACCCTCCTCTAAGTATATTCTAAAAAGTTCCCTATCGTACCAATACATCGCATCAAGTTCTTTTGTAACTTTTTCGAGTAGTATCTTAGCGTCAATCCTATCGTGGATATCTATTTTGTTTCTGTTCTCAATCTGTTTTAAATCTTCAAAATGCCTACTAAAATATTTGCCGAACTTTCCAGTATTGCTATTTGTAAACATTGCTGCTCTTATTGCCCAAAATTCTAAATACCCTCCTTCAATTATTTGCCGTTGTTTTTCTTGGTCTAATTCTAAGAACGAAAGTATTACCTCCTGAGAAACATCATTGCCATTTGGCATTGAAGCGCAAGCCATTTTAAACTTATGGCTATTGATTATTATATTGACCGCTTCGTCTTTCAATTTAATTGTTCGGCTAATTTGCCTATTGGAATATTCACCACTAAGGTTTTCCCGTTTTGTAAATAAAGTGTTGAGCATCCATTATCACTACCTATTGCATAACTTATATCCTCAACACAAATCAATAAGGTAGAATTAAATTCTGTAGGTTCTTTCTCATGGATTATTCGCTTAATTTCATCCTCTGGACTTTGGGCGTAAACGGCTGTAATTGGAAGTTCTATATATTTCATTTAGACAAATATACATCTTAGCCTGTATATTACAAACAATTCAATTTGCATCATTAATCTCGCTGTCTAAGGACTTCATTAATTCAATATACTTTTTCTTATGCTTTGGAGTCCAACCCACTTTATGAAGCCTACCTCTGTTGTAGATATATCTTCCTTTTTGTTTTCTTGGCTCACATTTTCTATACACACTGCCCATAATATTACCAACTATCCACAACGTCTGAGCAATACTTGTCGCCAATAAGGTAATAGTGCATCAATTCATAACTCATATAGAAGTTTTCTTGATTTTTAGTGCATTCATTTTTAACGGTAATGTAATAACCGCTGGTATTTTGGCCGTTATTTGATACTATGCCGCAATTACATGGCTGTAGTGGGGCTTTGTCCTTACAAGATATAGTAAGACATACAAACACTAATAAAAGTGTCTTAAATGGGCTTATTTTAGTTTTCATGATTGTCTGTTTATTTCATTAATTACATCGAGCCAATAATCCACCCTTTCTTGATTAAATTTTAATAAATTCAATTCATCGAGCACCGCATTAGCGCAAGATATTGCAAATTGGTAATGCCCAAATTGTTTCAATAATTCTTTTGCTTTTTCTTCTGGTCTTTTCATATCGCTTTCAAAACATTAACCGCCTTGTGTCCATTCTTTAACAACCACACATCAGCGGCCACTGCTGCCTCACGTTCTGTTGGGTAACGTTTCTCTGATACTCCCTTCTTATGGAATATCCATTGAATAGGTTTATCTTGTCCCGTTCTGATACCTATCACGAATTTATACTTTGAAGGGTATCTTTGTCTGTCTGTGCTGCTCATTACGCTTTTATCTTTATTTGCTCAACTTCGCAACCTTTTAGTTTAGCTATATCTTCAAGTGTTAATTCTATTGTAGGAAGTTTTTTAGGTTCTTCTTCTACGTCTTCGGCAAAGTCCCAACAAACAGTTTCTATTTCTTTTTCTGACTCTTCTATTGTTTCGGCATTAGTCCAAGCAAGATATTGGCCTTTTTTCTCCATAAATACAACCCTTTTCTTTTTAGTTTCTCCTTCATCCCATACCCACATAACCTTTGGATAAGGCGTTCCTTGAATTAGTGCTTTGGCTTCGGGTAGGGTTAGTATTTTGTAGCCTTTTGTTAAGCATTCTTGTTTTGCCACAAGCGTAAAATCGCCATTAGTTCTAAGCCCATAATAAGGCCTAATGTCTGACGCATAATATAACTTATATCGCATTGCATCCTCAGAATTAGCTTCCCAAAACTCTTTAAGTTCTTGTCTGTTCTCAGGTGTCTGTTTTATAAAAACCCCGAATAGTTTCTTGTTTGTTTCCATTTTTTTAATTTGTTTAATTATTAGAAAGTCTATTGTTAAATGATATTGTAAATGCCTTTGTATCTTTACCAGATTTACTGACAACATCATCCACACCAATACTTTTTAGACTGACATCGTAAACACACTCCGAATCGTCGTCTGTGCATAAATCAATTAGCAAAACAGGCATACTATCTGGCAGTTCGTGGATTGCATTTTTTAGTTCTTTTACTGTTATTGTTTTCATTTTTTGTGTTGCATTTATTTCAAAATTACAATATTTATTTTTTAATAGTTCGTTTAGATTGATTCTAAATTACTGGTTGTTGTATTTGTGCCATAAATTGAAGGATATAACTCTATTTTAGAAGTGTTTGCTTCGGATTGTGGCTTGTAGCGATGAGTTATGTGCAAGGCTAACATCCTGCATCACAAGTATAATTTGGCGTTTTAATCCCGAACATAATTCTGAATGTACCTATAACTATTGCATAAGTAATCATATCATCAGATACCCACTTTCTATAACCTGTTAAGTAGGCATAATTGTATGGTGGTTTCTTTGCTGTTTTTGGGAAGCGATGAAACGCCAAATAATACTTTTTGTTTTGAAATGCTTTATACATTGATTTTAAATTAAATTTAGTGCTGATAAACCGCCCAGCACATAACAGCGGTTTGGCAAAAGCTGCCATTGAAATTCCGTGCGAAAATTGAGCATCCGTTAGTCAGCCTTCGCCAAGCCGCAAAACGTTAGTGGCAAGTGCTACTGACCGCTTCCAATCCAATTTTCTGCTAAATCTTTTCTATTCTCTTTGCTAATAACAAGGTTGCCATTTTCATCATCTGAAACTGAAAGAGCAAATCTTAAAGCATTTGCAACACCTTGTTTAGCAGTTTCTAAATTGTCATTAAGCATCTTATTGTTAGTTGCTCTTTCAGTTTCATACATTATCTTCCAATATTCAACTGCTTCTTTTAAATCATCTATTTCTTCGCAAAGAGAATAGAAAGTTTTGTCTATCTGTTTCATTTTCGTTTAATTAACCGCACCAGCTACTAACAGCGGCTTGGTGCTATTGTTTTACCTATTAAATTTATCTAAGGCTTGAAGTATCTGCAAGGCAAAATAACAGACCCCAAGCTGCAAACCGTTACCCAATCCACTTCCTATAATCTTTACTTTGCTTAGTTCCAACATTAACCAATGATATGTTTACCATTTCTCTTTTCTTTAGATTTAACTTCATTAGTATTTCTTTCTCTATCTCTTTAATAGAGGTTTTGTTTGAGGTTGTGAATTGTACTGAATTAGTTGAACTATCAGCGTTTACTTTAATTTCGTGATAGATGTGTATGTTAAATGGTTTGCTCATAATTGTTCAAAATAAAATTTACCTTTAAATGGTTTATTTTCGGTTATGTTGAACAATCCAGCGACTTCTAGCAAGTAGGCTTTTCTTTTTATTGATTTTTCTACCTTTGGATTGTGAGGCAGTTTCTTAAGCCTAAGGTGAAGCTCTCCCAAGAACCATGTTCTAAACTCATTTAACGGCAAGGCTCTTTTATAATGGTTTATTATCCTTTGACATGGAACTAGATTGTCTATATGATTAGGATTGCCCTCATAAGGATATGCACCAACCTCAAACATTATACGAGGTTTAATGTGGTCAACCTGCCAATCTTCTTTTAATATAGTGCCGCTGTAAGCACACTTACCACCATATTTGTTATAAACCTCTTGACGTAATTTTTTTTTCATAATTGTTCTATTTTGTTAACTGCATAGTCGTACGCCAAAAGGAAAGAATCTATTGCGGTCAATAATTCTATTGGCAAATTGTGCTTATCAACCTCATTGGTGAAGTTAAGCCTTGCGTTTTTTAAGTAATACTTTTCTGTTTGATTATCCATTTATTCAAAATTAGTTATTTTTTCATTAATCCCATATCGAAGGGTATCCATTTGTAGTGTCAAACTCTAATTTAGATTGATTCTTAGCAAGGTCTACCAATGGTTTGATAGTGTAGTTTTCAAACGGTGAATAGTATCTCCCCGAAGGATGCCATGCAAATTCAACTTCTTTGCCAATCTCGCCCTGAAAGGAATACTTTGTCTTTAGATTGATAAACCTTGTGCGAGGTATTTCGCCAAACATTCTGTGAATACAAAACCCATCATGTGTTTGATTCCTAAAGTCTGCACTTCCTGAAACGTCATACAACGTAGGCACTCTTACCTCACCAGTCTTTTCATCGGTGTACATCTTTGTTGGGTGTGCTACCAAAAACACTAACACGTTATTCAATTGACTAAATGAGGTTAGCCTTGTTAGCACTTCGTCAATATTGTCTTTCTTGTTGCCTGACTTATCAAACAACACCTTATTGAAAGCATCTATCACAAAAACATTAACACCATAACTGTAAATCTGCTGCTTAAAGGTATCGAATATGAAGTCCCATGTTGCAGCACTTCCATTCTCTGGGCATGTTACATAAATCTTTTCATCTGCCCATTCAATGTAGTCTTTTATCTCTTGTTTAGTGATGCGTTTTTTATCGTGGCTTTCAAAGAATGTCCTACCATAAAACTTCTGAATGAATGTTGATTGATGTAATGCAAAGGGCATGTGTTCGGGCGAAAAGAATGATCCCTTTAAATCGTTTTCAGCTAATAAATTTAAAACGTACCACTCCATAAAAGTAGACTTGCCATGAGATGGAATACCAGTACATACTACTAAGTGACCCATCATTGTAGAGAATGTCCCTACAAGTCTATCTAATCCATTTCCAACGGGCGCAACTACATTGGGCAACCCATTGTCGTATAAATCAAAAATATCATTCTCGAAGTGTGAAACCTTTAGTGTTCCTGACACTGGATAGGCTTGAATGTTTTTAAGTGATTGTTCTAAAACACCCGACACCAAATCCTCGTTTGCATCTTTACCATCAAAGATAATCCTTCTGCAACGCCACCTTCCTAAACGTTGTGCAATCTTTTCAGCTACTATGTTACCCTTTTCATCTTTATCGGTTGCTATGTAAAAGGTTTCAACTCCTTTAAAATAGTCCTCACAGTTAGCCCAAACATCGTCATTGTCATTAGCACCATTCGGAACGGATATACAATTATCAATGCCTATTTCCATAAGTGATAACTTATCAATCTCACCTTCTACAATGTAAATCTCTTTACAATCAATTATATCGTTAATGCCATAGAAGATATTTTTAGTTCCAGCGGATTGAGTGAATTTCTTATCTCCTGAACGGTACTTTTTATTGATTAATGTTTTGCCCTCAAAATAGTTAAATACTACGTTATTGACTTCCTTCTTTAATGCGGGTTGATAATAGGTTTCTTCTGTAATCTTCGCTTTGATTAATGTGTTTTGTGTAATCCTGCGAGAGTTAAACCATTTAACCATGTTGTCAGATAGCTTTGTAAAATTCTGCCATTCCTGAACGGGGTACTTGTATTCTTTCTGTTCTTTCTTTTTAGGGTCACGGATAGCCACCTCCTCACAGTAGTGACACTTACCAATTCCTTTGTCAAGATTAACAGAAAGGCTAACATCTGATTTATTAGAACGGTTGCCAATACATGAAGGACATTTTACTTTGACTTGTCCCGTTGACTTGCCTTTAAAATCTATTGATTGCCAGTCTATCATATGTAATAGCTTTGAGGGTTCAT